TTCAAGTACCAAGATTTAGTACCATTAGCATATTCAATCGCTGGACCATCAACACGATGACGCTTACCGTTCAAATACCATTCTTTAGTGCCGTCAAAGCCTTCAATCGCTGGTCCATCTTCACGATGCAGTTTATTATTCAAGTACCACTGTGCAGACCCGCCATTAAAGACGCGTACTTCATAAGTAATCATTTGTTTTCTCCCTTCTTAAATTTAGGCAGCGCCAATGCTTTCTGCCTGTCCTTGTTCTTCTCACGCCGTGTTTGGCTCGTAGACTGTACAGTTTTAAACGTGCGAGGGTTGAGGGATGGGCGTGGGATGTGGCTGTTGTCGTAGGTATTGGTTTTCATTGCTGCCACTCCCTTCCTTTTAGTCTTGGCTGGATGTTAAAACGCTGTAGCAGTTTCCTGATTGTCTCAGGTGAGCAGTCATAGCTTGCTGCAATGTCAGCGCAGGTCATCTTGAGTTCAGTGTACATCTCGACCATTTCTTTCTTGGTGATGTCTCGCCAGTCTAAATCTTGCATAGCGAGAACCCCCTGCCTTTTAGAAAATGTATGCCCCAGCCGTGGGGTTTGATCTTCGTGCGTGCTCCAGTTACCAGCACGTTGAGGTGCTCCTGCCAAGCGTCAGGCATTTCGTCTGCGTCAGGCCACATGATCTCGCTCAATTGGTCATGAGACACGCGAGGGCGACACATCAGGGCAAGCACGACAGTCGATTGTTGAGGGCTTAGTCGGTACTTCCCCGCGATCATAACCAAGCCCTCAACACCAGAATGTCACACCCAAATATAAAGCCACAAACCTTGGGCCACTTACAGATGAAATCAAGAAGGGTCATTGCGCTGCTTCCTCAAACATAGAAGTTGTCTCGATAATCCCTTGGCGGTAGCCGGCAGTGTATTCCTGCTGACAGGTACGGACTTCACGGGTAGCTAGGGAAAAGGCGAGAGCTAGGGTGAGCGATATGCTCACCCCTACCCAGAATAGTGTGCTACGCATTTTTGTTCTCCTCCCGCCGCGCGCCGTTAAAATCCGCTCATTTTCAAGATCGCCTCATCGCGCTTTTGCGTCACGGCCTTGACTTGTTCTCTCAGCATTTCGTGAATGCCAATGTCCGGCAACACGCGAATGATTTTCAGTTCCATCGCCGGGTGATGCAAGACCAAATCGCACCATCGGCGCTCGGTTATCATAAGCTGGCCTTGAACCTGTAGGCGAAAATCAACCGGGCAATTGACGTCACTTTCGCAAAACGCCTTGATTATGTTCTTGGCGTATAGCGCCTTAATTTCCAGCAGCCCATCGTCGCCAACAAATCGGTCTGGGGAACAGCCCATCGTCTTGTCGTCGTCGGTGACGAAACCAACTGGCGCGGTGACAAGGCCCGTCTTGGCCTCATATTCCTTGATCGCCTCGCTTTCGGATTCAAGGCCGTGGTTGGTGTTTTCATTGCCTGTCCAGGGGTCGCTGTCTGACCCGGCCAGAATTTCGGCGGCAAGCTGGTAGTGGTAGTTTGTTGACGCTGCAACCCACTTGGGGGATACATCAATATCTTCGTTGCGGGCAATTTCCAATAGCTCGGCGAGTGTCTTTTTTTTAAAGTTCGTCTCGTTGCAAAGGCAAGAAACCCTTTCCACAACTTCATCTTTAAGAAGATCCTTCATGGTGAGCAGCGACTTAAACGCTGACGCCGTGGGAATGCCGCGCCGAATATCGTACCATTCAGACGATTTTTGATCCATGTTATGAATAATCATTTTGAGAACTTTCTGATCTTGGCGTTAAGCATGTGGACAGCGGCTCCATACTGCTCGTTCGACAGTTCCGGCACGCTTCCAACCTTGAAGAACGCGCAAACGGCCTTGGCGGTGGTTTCCGCCTTTTCGATCAATGCCAGTATTTCGGCGGTCTGTTCGTCATCAACGGCCTTTTTCATATGAGCCTTTAGCCCGTCGTCATCTTGCCCCTGTTCTGCCAGCCCAAGGGCCGCTAGGAGCGTGTAACGCTTAAGGTAGGTAATCGTCGAACCCTTGCCCTGCAAAGCGTTCTTGGAGCCGCTGGAGTCACCGACGTCTTGCATAAAGCTTTCTTCGGAATATCCGTCAACATGGGAAAGTACGCACACCACCCGCACCTTATCGTCGGCAGCCTGGACATTCCAGCGAAAGGCTAGGCCAAGGTCAAAAAGCACCGGATCCAACTGGCGACACACGCTGTCAATCGTAGCATGGCTGTATTTCGTGTTACCGAACGAAACCGCCATATTCTTGATAATGCGCGGCGGGTTTTTCTTGAACTCGACAAGGGCACGGTTGAATGCCTTCTTTGCCTCTCGATCGTCCATGCGCTCTTTCATGCCGATAATCTTGTCCATCTTGTCTGCGTCAAAATCAGGGTCTTTCGCGGCCTGATAGATCATCTGCATCAAAGATTGTTCTTCGGTCTGCACGGGCAACGTTTCGCCCGCTTCGATGATTTCGTTTTTCATTTAATGCACCTTTCGAGACGCTGAAACGATTTCGTTTTCAGCCTGTTCAATTTCTTCGTCTTGCTTTTTCCATGTCCCCGCAAGCCGTAGAATGGCGTACAGGTAGATTAAAAAAGCAACTGCCAAAAGCGCGATGCCGCCAATAAAAAGTGAGTTCATTTTACACCCTCCCAGTCGTTTCAAGTGATTCCGTGTGCGCTGGCTCATTTACCCAAGCATTTACGGCCTTGTTTAGCGTGTCGGTAACAATGTTTACTTTGGCCTCAAGGTTCTCGAAGTTGTAAAGTGCATCCTCCGCACCGTCAACGTCGTGGCGCGCTGCGTCTTTGAGAAGCAGCTCAAGTTTGGACAGCTCAAGAGCCTGATCGCGCAATGCAAGCATAAGTGCAAACATTTGGCTCATGGTGTGTTCGTCGTTGATGTTCATTTTAAGTCCCTCTCGTTTTATAAGCTGATGCCATACAATAACGCCAACGCCCAGCATGGGCAATATGTTTTTTTCACAAAATAGAAAATAAATGATTTACAACGGCGTTTGATTCCCGTATAACATAAAGACGATTTTACCCAAAAGAGGCGATTATGAATATCAAAAAATGGCTGGAACTAAAGGCAATGCGCCCGTCACACCTAGCTAAATCTGCTGGCATTTCTGTGGGCACAATGCACAAAATACTGAATAACGGCAACCCGTCACTTTCAACAATGCGAAAGATTGAAGTTGCCACTGACGGTGCCGTAACACCTAACGATTGGAGCAAAAAATGACAGACGTTGGCGGAATTGCAGCAGATCGTCTTAAGGCGATTGTTGCGCGAATTGAAAACATGAACGAAGAAATTGAGAACGCAAAAGCTGATTTGCGTGAAATCTATTCCGAGGCAAAAGGCGCTGGTTTTGACGTTAAAATTTTGCGCCAGATTATCAAACTTCGCAAAATTGACGCATCGGATCGCCAGGAACAAGAGGCCATTCTTGAAACCTACATGCTGGCGCTTGGTATGCAACTTGATATGTTTGAAAAGGCTGCGGAATGACCTTTAAACCCGGAGACACATTAACCGCAGCCCAGGCCGACGCGCTCAACACATTGCGGCGCTGGTTTGGTGCAATGAAAATGAACAACGCCGCACTGGAAAGGGCGGCGCGGGCAATGGTGAGGGAGTGCCAAGAGAATGAACGAACAGAAAGTGCAAACAGCGCCGACAATTGCTGCAATTATTAAAGCCGTATGTGAAGAATATAACTGCGAAAAACGTGATTTGCTGGACAGATCTCGGCATCGCGGTATCGAACGACCGAGGCAAGTTGCGCATTATCTTGCAACGGAGCTTACAATTCTAAGCAATACTCAAATTGGGATGCACTTCAAGCGAGACCACACAACCATCATAAGCAACAGAAGGCGATTGAAATGGCACTTAGAACGTGACCCTATTCTTGTTGCTCGCGTATATCGCATTACAAAAAGCATTCCCGGCCATTCTTCTGTCGACGAACAAATTAAAGATATACAAAAAGAGATGATGAAGGATTTGCCCTATGCGATGGGCAATTTGTTGCGGATTGCTCTTTTAAGGCTGCCAAACTCAGACCCGCAAATCGTGATGAGAGAAGTCTCTGACACAATTGAGCGAATTAAGGCGGCGCACAATGGTTAATTTTGCACTTGGATTTGCATCAGGAATGACCCTAGCTTTTTTAGACGTTGCTTTGTGGGCGGCGTTTGGGTAAGATGTTCGGACGCTGTGAGAGGCGTAGTAGAGCCTGACAATCCCTTTTCGCGTGGACGGTCAGGTAAACCGTAAGGCGTTAATCGCCAAGGCTCCGGTAATTCTCACTATCGGGCCGTCCACTCGTAAAGGGATTTATTATGATTACCGATAAATACGGCCACAAACTTCAAACCAACCCCATCAAAGTTATTCGCGCAAAGTGTCTTGATTGCTGTGCAAACAGTTCTAAGGAGGTTTCTTTGTGCCAAAGTGTCACTTGTGAATTGCACCCTTGGCGCTTTGGGAAAAATCCTTACAGGAAGGCCAAACAGCTTTCGGACGATGAACGGGCAGCATTAGCTGATCGTTTGCGTTTGGCGCGAGAAATCAACAGCGCCAATGTGGACTAAATTAAATGGAATGGTATCCTAGAAAACCGCAATCATATAGAAACGACACCTGGGGGCTTACGCTTGCCGAGCATGGTGCGTATTGCCTTTTGATTGATTATTACTATCAGTCAGAAAAACCAATTCCATGCGAAGATCGGGCTATTGCTTCCATCATCGGAAGCACACTGGATGAGTGGCTTTTAGTGAAAGACGCTGTAACGCGTTACTTCCATGTTACTAACAAATTGTTAACGCATAGTGTGTGCGATGAGGTAATTGAGGCGCAATTAGCCAAGAGAGCCGATGGCGTAAATAGGGTAGCTAAGTATCGAGAAAAAAAGAAAACTGTAACGCGTTACAAACGTGTTAGTAACGCGTCTAGAGGAGAGGAGAGGAGAGGAGATAGTATTATAGATACATGGGAACCGAACGAAAAATCTTTTTCTAATGGAAACATTGAAGGTTACACACACGACGAAGTTTTATATCTTGCAGAAGGATTCAAGGATTATGTCAGATCAAAACGCGGTAAGCCATATGCAGACCTTAACGCTGCCTTCTACAACTGGATCAAATCAGACATCTCAAGACGTAACATCCGGGAACGCAGGCGCGGCTTACAAGCTAGCGGCAATGGATACGGCGGAGGTGGACGCGGCGCTCAAGGTGCGGTTGGAGGGACTATTGGGGCCGCACAAAGTATCCTTGATGATTGGCGCAAAGAGGGTCAACAGTGACTTTGTGGTGTGCGGGTATGATGAGATCAAGCTATCCCAAGATGACGCTAAGGCAGCATTTGAGGTGGTTTCTAGGGCTTGTGCAGGCGCGCCTCGTGAAATGATGTTGGCTGGTTTGACCAAGGCTCGGATTAAGTGCCGCAAGCGCGGTGAGGACGGCGTGAACGAGAAGGCTGTGATAATGGCCTATGTTGAGGTGCTGGCGCAATGGCCCGCCGATGTTGCGATGAAGGTTATCGGTAAGATGCACGCGCTTGAGGATGGTTGGTGGCCTAGCGCAGCAAGTGTTGAAAAAGAATTGGCGTTGTGCAGCCGTGGGCGCAAGTTTTTGCTGAATGCGCTTTACGACGCGGGCTGTAGGCCTTTGAAGGGCGATGAGGCACCCCAAGTACCTAAACACCACACAAGGACCCGTGTGAGCCATTCTGAGCGGTTTAAAGCCATATCGGCGGAACTTATCAGGCGCGGGTATGATTTTATCAAAATGAACGACGCAGAACGAAATCTGGCTATTGCGGAAGTTACGGCTGATTTAGACGAAATTGAAAGGAAAGAAGATGAAATCTGAGACACGCGAAGAACTTATTGAGGTGATGGCTAGGGCTATCGCATCTTGGGAATATGAACCGAAAACATGGAGCTACTTAGACCCGACAGAGCAGCAATTTGCCTTTGGCAGTGCAAAGGAAGCCCTAGCAGCCATCGAATCCGCCGGGTTTCGGGTGGTGCCGTATGAGCCGACTTTTGATATTGTTTCGGCTGGCGGGGCTGCTGTGTGGGATAAGGCTGGGGAGAATAGGCACAAGTGCATGGAATTGGCTTACCGCGCAATGCTCGACGCCGCGAATGATGGTGAATGATGGCTAACTTGGACAAACTAGCAGACAGATACAAAGAAAATGGGGACGACAAATGCAAAAAATTATGATTACAGGTCGCGTTGGCAGGGACGCGGAATTGCGCTACACGCAAAACAACAAGGCTGTGCTAAGTTTCAGCCTTGCCACTGATACGGGCTATGGCGACAACAAAAAGACAATTTGGCACAAGTGTGCAGTTTGGGGTGATCGGGCTGAAAAGCTGCAAACGCACATCACCAAGGGCACGGCGCTTTATGTCGAGGGCGAGGTCACAACGCGGGCATGGAAGGGCAGCGACGGCGAAGCAAAGGCCGACCTTGAAGTGTTCGTTAAGGAGTTGGAGTTCACGGGCGGCAAGTCTGAATCGCACGGGCATGGCGAACAGTCTGGGTATAATCCAGCGCCGCAACCCGACCTAGACGACGATATTGGGTTTTAGCCATGACCTACAAACGCATGGAGCAAATCGGGGATTGACCTATGAGTAAACTGTTAGAAATCGCCACAGGGCGCAAACCCGCCGAGGGGTCTAAGTTGGATCAGGGCAAGCCTCGTGTGGACCTACTCTTTGACGGTATGCCGCTGGCGTTGTTGGAAATCTCCAAAGTCTTGACCTTCGGCGCGAACAAGTACGCAGAACACAACTGGGTCAATGTTGAGAACGGGCGGTCACGCTACCTCGCAGCCGAGGGGCGGCACAGGTTAGCCGGAGAAGGCCAAGATGATGAAAGCGGTCTTCTGCATGAAGCGCATAAAATTTGCTCTGCGCTTTTCGCGCTTGAGCTTAAGCTAAGGGACGTAAAGTGATGCCACGACGCAACAAATACGGCGCACGCAAGACCGTGGTGGACGGGATAACTTTTGATTCCGCGAAAGAGGCGCGGCGTTATATGGATTTGCGTATTCTTCAAGCTGCTGGAGTAATCAGTGATTTGAATCTTAAGGAGCGCTTTGACTTTGTGATTAATGGGCGGACTGTCAAAATGCGAAACGGCCAAGCCGCGAGGTATACGTGCGACTTCACCTACATAGAGAACGGTGTTAAAATAATTGAAGAGGTTAAGGGTTTTAAAGTCCGCGACTACCCACTGCGCCGTGCAATATTTGAGCATTTGTATGGCGTGAAACTTAGGGAGGTTTAAAAATGCCAAATCAGCAGCGGATTGGATTTATGAAAAGCATGGGATTAACGGATTGGCTAGAACGATATATTTTTTGGAAAACGGTAAGTTTCTTGTCATAACCGAAGTTTAGCCTTGCACAACCCCCGCAAAAGATGTTTAATTGCACCACTCCCTCCCACCGCACAAACTGCCCCGGCGCTTAAAAACGTCGGGGCTTTTTTTTATTTGATGATGCGCGAAATATGGCCGGGATGTAATGCGCCTCCCATTGGTGCCGTGAATCCTAGCGCGGTCAGTTCGTCTGCGATTTTCTGATAAGCCAAACCAGCAGCCCGTCGTTCGATTGCCAGTTTCCGCAAGATGCCGTCTTTGTCGTTTGGCTTGCGTCGGGCGTTGCTGATTTTGCGCTTGGTTTCGACCGAGTGCTTGAAACCTTTTTCGCGGCCTTGGTTATATGGTTTGTCACGCCCGTCTGCCACCCGGAGCCGCTTTTGTGCCAGCGCGGCCTTAGTTCGCAGGGAAATTAGCAGCCGCTCGCGTTCTGCCACGGCGAATATGATTGTGAGCGTGAACCGATCGGTCGAAGGGCAATCGCAGCATATCAGGCGTTGCTCCCCAATGTCATCAAGGATTGCCAGCGCGTCGCGAACGTCACGGCTTAGGCGGTCGGCTTTGGCGACGATCAATATGGCGTCTTCGGATTTAGCCATAGTAATCGCCTTTTTAAGAATTGGCCTTTCCGCTGTTTTCGCGGATTGCACCTCCTCGAAGTCGGCAATGATAACCCCGTCGCGCGTGAAATGCTCAATCACAGGCATTTGACCATCAAGCCCTAGCCCCGATTGCCCCTGTTTTCTGGTACTTACGCGCCGATAACTTATGTAGCACTTATTTTTATGGGCGTTTAGGCCAATATTTTCTCTCGCCTTTTTTTCTTGCATCAATAGCCTCTTCCAAAGTTTTGTGCGATCCAAGCGAATAAACCACGCCCTTGAATTGTACCCGGGCGTCCCATGTGCCGAATTTTGTTTTGCTTACCCCAACATGCCCGCTTGTGTTATCGCTTCGTTTGCGCGTATTTAAGTTCTGCAGCTCTCTCAAAACCCACTTGCAGTTTTCTGGGCTATAGTGTCCTGAGTTGTCAATCCTCTCTAGGGTGTGGTTGGCGCTTGGCCTATTACCCATGTCTTTTACAAATTGCAAAACAGAATTTTCCCATTGGCTGCAAACCTCAATGCCTCGGCCTCCATAGTCTTTAAACGCAACAGATTTTTTGTCTTTGCACCGCCTAACCATTGTGCGCCAAACAGAATATTCAGGAGTATCGGAAAGCCCATGCGTTGTTTCTCTTTCGGAAAGCTGTTGTCTATGCAGGCATCCACAAGATCGCGTGTTCCTGTTTGTTAAAAAAGCCCCCCTTACTATGGTCTCATTCCCGCAATCGCATTTGCAAGACCACAAATAACCACCGCCGGACATTCCCGCCGTTTTAATTGCGGTAAGCCTTCCAAAACGTGTTCCGGTTAAATCTTTAAAATTCTTATGCATGGGGCCTCCTATATGCATTATGTGTCTTATACAGTATACACAACACATACAGGAAGTCAATTTGCGTAGATGGTAAATCGGTTTACCTCACACCCCACTGCCTAAGAACCCGCCACGCGAGCGCCCGTTGCGATTCGGTTGCGCCTGATCCGGCCTCGATGATTTTCAGCGCGTCGGTGCGCCATTGGTTAATCGCTTTTTGCATCACACCCCCCAAGGCACATAGTCTTTCCCGCCCAAAAGCGGGCCATTCTCGCACCCGCACAAACCAGCATTTACGCACTTATGTGCCGTGTCATGACCGTTGACAGGTTTGGGGCACGCACTATTTCCAAGGGCAGCCCGCAACCCCTCAATCTCATTCGCCTGCTCTGTGGCGATGGCGAGTTGCCGGGCTATGTCACGGCGCAGAAGGTCTATCTCTGCTTGCTGGGTTTTCACAATGTCGCTCATCTCACTCTCCCTCCATTTCCCGGTCGCGCCGCTGTTCGTGTTTCCAATCGCCATAAGCAGCGGCGTAATCACCAACGTGTTCGTCGGCTTGGCTGCGGGCCAAATCTTCCGCTTCGCCCTCGGTTAAGCCGTCCTCAATAGCGGCTTCCAGATATTCGTCATAGCATTCCTGCCACAGTTCTTTCAGGTTTCGCATTGGCATCATCTCTCTCCTGCTGGGGTTGGGTTACTTGAATGTGACTTCACTCGGATCAATGTCATATCCAAATGTGGCAAACGCAATATCAAAACGGGCTTCGTCTTTTGTGGCACCAATCCCGATATGCGTATCGCTTGTTACTGCCCAACCACCAACGGCCATATCATCGCAACGGTATTCTTCGGTGATGGTGATGGTCATTTCGTTGGTCATTTTCTCTCTCCTGTTTGGTTTGTTTCGTTCATCTTGTAAGTAGTATAAACGACCGTTTTAACGTTGTAAAGCCTGTTTACAATAAAAATACATAGCACTTGACAAAGGATAACGGGGCGCTTACTATATGCATAAGAAAACGCCAAAAACGCTAGAAAAAACAACAATCTAGTGTTTCCCGTCTACGCGGGCGCGCGTGCGCACGCAGGTGGGTTTTTAGGGTTTTTGAAACAATATTACAATATTAACTTTTTGGAGAGAGAAAATGAACATCGACTTTTTGCCTACAAAACCGACAAAGGTGTTTATCTGCAACGCGGGTTCTTTTTTGATACGCGCGATGCATTTGAAGCTGCCGTTGAAGAAAAGCATGCCGACAATCGGCATGGTCAGATTTACCGCGCAGCCTTGGCAATGATCGACGTTTGGACGGAGGAAGACGATGAGTTACGAAAATAAGCCGAGCTATCGCCAAGCACAAAAAGGACTGAAACATGGCACGAACCACAAAAAACATCGCAACCCGCGTCGTGCAATACGACCTGGACAAGATTAACGAGGCGTTAGCAATTACGGGCCGCTCAATGTCGGAGTTTCTGAAATTGGCCGCTATTGCTGAGGCAGAGCGCATTATTGTTGAACACAAACGCGCAAAACGGAGGAATCGGGATGACACAGGGTAGAAAATTAGTCGGTGTTGAGGCCGACCGGGTGCGGATCAAGAGCGCGGCAAGCCGGATCATTCGGACCATTTTAAATCAGCCAAAGAGCACTTGGGATACTATTCATACAAGAAAAGATTGGCTTGCGCCGCCTAAACTTAGCTCATTTAGCGACTTGGAGCCGCTTGGGTTTGGGTTACATCAAGATGATTGGTGGATTTTCCACCCGGAAGACTGCACACCTGATGTCGTGTGGCCCTTAAACGTCGGGTTTATTACTGATGAAAACCCAGAATTCAGCATGGTTATAAACAATATTAGAACGGTAACGCCTAAACAGGCGCGCGGGTACTGCTCTAGGATAGCCCCTAAAATGGTTCGCCGTGACGTGGCGCAACACATTGATGGCGGTATGGTTAGCGCGTCATTTCTGCAAGTTTGGGTTGGTGGAAAATGGGTTGACGCGAACAGCGGGCGGAAATGGGAAAACGATATTCCGCAATCTGGAAGGGCTATGACTGAAAATGAGATGGGTGGAGTAAATCTAGGCATTGGTTTAGCACTTCGGCAGCGTTATGAATGGGCGATATCTCTTAGCTCTGAAGGGTCTCCATCAATCAGATTTGCCACGGACCCGAACGGGATTAAGGACATTCTTCGCATCAGGGATTTGCCAGCAAACAAGGACCGTCGTGACGCCCTTTTGACTTGGGTTACTGACCATTGGCGGGCGGACCGGTATGACCCTGATGTTGAGGGATATGTTCGAAAGCATTTGCGGGGCGCTACTTCTTTCGATTGGTGGGGCATGAAAGGAAAAATTATACCGGCTCAATTCGACGTTGAACAAAGGGATGCCATGATTGCAGATCGGGAGGCAATGCGTGTCGCAGGATTGGACAAGAGAAAAAAGGCGATAGTGGCATAGATGTTAGGCGCGGCTGCTGGGTGGGAGTGATGGCTTGCACGCGAACCAAGAAAGCATTAATATAACAATCCCGCGAGGCTCCGCTTTTGCGTAAAAGCTGGCGTATCCATCTCCGCTGGTGATCCTCGCGGGCCATCACAACACCCGAAAGGACTGTGAACAGTGAACGAACCTAAAAACTGGCCTGCTGATAAAATCACACGGCGCAAAGTTGATGATCTAATCCCATACGCTCGCAATGCCCGCACTCATTCAGACGTGCAAGTGGCGCAGATTGCCGCCAGCATTAAGCATTGGGGATGGACGACGCCAGTTCTGATTGACGAATCCGGCGAATTGATTGCCGGACACGGACGCGTCATGGCAGCGCGAAAGCTGGGCATCGAAGAAATCCCAACCATGACTGCTACCGGATGGTCATAAGCCGACAAGCAGGCTTTGTAACGCCCTTGACCACCTAAGTAGAAAGAACAAACCACAATCAATTAGGTTTAAGGTAGTATGGAAATGAGCGATGTTATCATAAAACGCT